TGTTCCCCTCGCTCTTTGTTCCCGAAAAGGGCCCCACCGAATCAGCAAGGGCCACAAAAATTTACAGGCTAGTTACAGGCCCAACATTGTCCACACTAGCGTCCACCAATCACCACAGCTCACAACATAAAAACAGGGATAATCCGCCACACTAATGTCCGCCATCTTGTCCGCTTAATACTCGCTTAGCGTCGCTTCCACCATCGCATTATCTTTATCAATAGGGGTCACTGTGCAAGTCCAATTCGTCCGCAACGTTGCGCCGAAAGCATTCTGGGCATCCACATGCCCGTGAATCATCCAATCCTTATGGTCAGCGCTCTGCACCGAAATGAAATCGAAAAGCCCCTCAAACTTCGCAGTAGACGGCGATTTTAACTGCTGCTTAATCCGATCGTGGCACAAATAACGAGCCCGGTTATCACTCCACCCCATGATCCGATCAGCATCATAAGGCTCACTACTCGAACTACTGTATTCCGGCGAAAGCGTCGAAATAACGTTACTATACGACGTTGGATAGGAGAGCGAGGTATCCTCCTCACTACTATTCAGTGTCCGACCCCAATCATTGCCTTGGCCCCAAAGCGCAAGCCCACATAAAACAACACCAATAATGATTGCTAAATTACGCAGTGTGGAACCATTAATACCATCATTATTCTTGGTTTCATTACCGGTCTTAACGCTTTCCGCACCAACAGTTGGCTTCACCGCTGCCGTATGCGCTACCGTGCCGGACGGTACCTTAGCCGGTTGAATCTTGCTTAGTGCTGCTGGTCGGGCGTACGCAGAAGGAGCAGGCTTCGATGGCTTCGGCGGGGTAATGACTTTACCTTTCCTGTCCCCCTGATAAGCGTTCGGCACGCTATACGAAGACGCTTTAGGCACTAACTGTACGTTAGGCGGAATCGCCGTGTCAGTAGCAAGAAGATACAAGTGCAAGTTAATGAACCCATACTCATCACGCTTATATCTGCCTTGAACAATGGCCGTTTTCCCACTAGCCGCAATCCGATTAATAAACGGCAAATACGTTGCCGTGCGACTTCGAGAAATATATCCAACAGTTTGCCCTCCGTACCGGATGCTAATGGCATTAGGATCATACGGATTATCCGGCTCCGGTACCACCTCGAACAACGTAGCGGTCTCAGGAACCCGAATATTTTCATAAAACTCAGTTCCAACAGCTTTCACAGTCGGACGCTGCGAAGCCTGAAGCAGTATGGGCTCCATGGTCGTCAGCTCACACCCAACCCAACACAAGCAACCTCACAAACAACCACGACACTGGTCAACAGTGCCGCTAATTTCCTCATGGAAAACACCCTTCCAAAAATGAAAAATAAGAACCAATAAAGCGTCTTAAAGGAAACTCTTCACCCGAGCACGCAACTCATCCGCAAAACCATAAATATCCGCCACCACATTCAGGTCATGCATGTGTTCTTTCTTATCAGCATCAAAAATACCGATACGTGGTGTTTTACGGTCGAAATACAGCCGGGCAATAGGCTTACGGTTATTATCCTGGTAAAGAATGGCGCAATAACTCTTCGCATCACGGATCACCACATCAGTTGCCGGCACCTCAGAACAACAAATAGCCCGAATAATGCTATACCCCTCAATCTCCTCATCAGTAGTTACGATCCCGTTATCCGCGCCGGGCTCTTCCTGCACGGGGCTGATGGTGGCATCAGCGGTGATGGGTTGGGAGGGTTGCTCCGGCATGGCTGTAGTGGGGGAGTCGTCATAGTCTTGTGCTGACCGTAGCCGCCGGTTGGCTTCGTCCTTCAGCAGCTGTGATGAGGCAGTGGCCACGAGCGTGGTGAACGCCTCCAGGTTTTGGGCTGTCATGCGTTTCGATGTGATTTTGGAGGCGATGAATTTCACCCACTCAGGTGACGGCTCTTTCAAAAAACCGCTGAGAAGCTTTTTGATCTCCGCAATGTATTTCAGCTGCTCAGCATTCGTCGTGATAGTGTCCGAGTCGAATTTTGATTTGGTGCACATCTCCAGGTAGGGCAGCACGCGGGGGTCGATATTGCTCAAGTCAATCGTCATGAAGGGGCGTTCGTCCATGCGATTGACCGCATCCAGCTGGGCATAGAATTCGTACACCTCGCCGTTGGTGAGGATAGCGAATTCGGTATCGGTCGCGTTGAAGTAGCGTATCAGCTGTTTAGCGTGGTCGATACTGAGCGGCTCCCCGATCTTCTTACATTCGATCAGGAAGCGGAAATCCTCTCCGGCTTTAATAGCGAAATCGACCTTCTCTCCCTTTTTCACGCCTATATCAGCGGTGTACTCGGGTATGACTTCGCGTGGGTCTGTGGCGTCATACCCGAGGACCGTGCTGATGAAGGGGATGATGAAAGCAGTTTTTGTTGCTTCTTCGGTTTCGATAATAGGCTTGAGGTCTTTCACCTTCGCGGCTAGAGTTTCAATGCTTTGCGCAATACTCACAGGGTGTCCTTTGCAAATAGTGGAGGTTAATGCTTGGGATAAAAGCCAGGATCAGCTGAGGCTGAGGCCGCATGCGCTCACATGCCGGGTACGGCCAACACGGTAAAGTCGCTCCCAGGTGCGCAGCAGGTGCACGGTAACACCTAACTCGGCGGCCATGGCCACGGGCTCGGAATCGCATTCCCACGCGGCTTCTTCTACCAGGCCATCATCTAGCAGCTGGTTAGCGGCCCACTCGTCGGCTTCGCGTTCATTATCCGGTGTGGAGCAATCATGATTGTGATACGCATGGCCTAACTCATGGGCAACAGCGCACACCCGGGTTATCGGGTCCAACCCATGCCTGGCATAGATCGTACGAGTCAGGGGATGCCAACACGCATTCATACGTGGGGTAAGCGCCCCCGTCTCGACAAGACGAACATTGAACCGACGCAATAAAAATTCCAGCCGTTGTTCAGTATCATTCATAATGGCTCCTCAAAAACTGATAATGAACTTAATCAAGTATGAAACAAATTCATGCCAGAAGCAATAAATTTTGGCGAAAAAATATGTGTAATAAATCTCAAAGACAAGGAAACCAAGACACAATCGCGTATATCTAAACTAAAAACCCCCGATACTGCCTGCTCAAACCCTGTTTTCAGGGCTGCAACAAGCATGTCAGGGGTTTTCGGAGTTGAACCCCAGCAATACCTCACCCAGCAGGCTGGAGATGTCAAGCATGTCAGGGGTTTTCGGAGTTGAACCCCAGCTTATGGGTTGAACCCAAGCTTCAGCTTTCGAATCTTTTATGTGAAATGCTCCTCAACGGGGGGAGTCGCCCGCTGCGCAGCCACCCGCTCCACGCCCGCATTAATCCGGGCAATAATCGCATCATCATCAAAAACATCAGCAGCGCCAATCGGTTTTTTGCATTGGGCGCTGTGAATGTCGATTGATTTATCTTCTTCCAACAGTCTTAGCCGCAGCAGAAGTTCTTCGGTCAGCTCGGCGTTGGTGGCTTCCTTAAGTGTTGTTCCGCCTGTATTGACTTCTCGAAGATCGGCTTCTTCGTCGGTTAGGAAACCTGCTGCTACTAGAGCTTCTAGAACATTTCGGTTGTAGTTACGGGCAAATTTTACAACGAAATCGGGATCTGCCCTGGCACCGTTTTTCCAGCGAGTAAAGGCAGATTTGTCAAAACCAGCCCTGTTAGCGGCTGCGCTATAAGTGTCCTTTCCGATCACTTTTGTAACGTATTTCCACCATCTTGTTCCCATAAGAAAGATAGTAGTTGCGTAGATGCAAAGCAGCAAGCTGTTGGAGCAACCTACATATGGGTTGCGTAAGAACAACGCTCTATGTAGGGTTGTCTGTAAACAACCAAAGAGATGGGGTGAAACAACGTTATGGAAAAAGTCCACACCGTTCGAATCCGGCGGGACTGGCTTACGCGAGAATGCAACCGCCTCGGAGGGATGTCGTTTTTCGCCAAGAAAGTTGGTGTGACTACAAGCACTATTAGTCGGCATTTTCACGGTAGAGCCGAGGCCGGCCCTAGATTCATCGGTGCGGTTCTGGCTGCATATCCAGAAAAATTTGACAAGGTTTTTGACGTCACTGAAGAAGCTGTAACCGTACGTCGGGCACGAATGGTGAAACAGATCGTTACCAGGGAGGGCTACTGATGTTTCGGGGTATGGCTGTGTGGGGAGTACTCATGTTTTCACGTGTAAGGCCACCTACCAGCATGGCAGCCCAGCATCTTCCCCGAAGAGGTTGAACACCCCGGTTCGTCGTAAAGCCCAGTGAAAAGCAAAACCCCGCTTCACAGCGGGGCGGAACAAAGATGATAGAGGAAGTGTAACACGAATGCATTATTTATTCAAAGTGAAGGTTCCCGGCACCCCGAACACGATAGACGCAACCCTGATTGATGGGCGAATTTGGATCACATTATCGTCAGTGTGTAACAGCCTGGGCATCCACCAGCCCACGCAACAGGACCGCCTAAAACTCACATGCTGGGCGAAGATCGAACGGATCCCCCTGGTGACCGAACGCGGCCGAGAACAAACCATGTACGTGATCGACCGCCGCACACTAACCATGTGGCTGGCCACCCTAGGTGTCTACCGCAACAAGGCCACCCGGAAAACCCTAGAAGCCTACCAAAAAAACATTGATGACGTCCTAGACCGGCTCCAACAAGGCCTGCGTGGGGAGAAAAACTACCCCGCCGCACCACTAGCAGAGAAGGCGCAGTGAGCATGAGCCGCTGTAAAACCCCCGCATCTAAACGCCGCCGGCCGCGCCGGGAGGGGGAGTGGTTGACACTGCCGGAGGCCGCTGCATATACGAAGATCCACCGTCAAACGCTGCGGGTGCTGTTGTTGAGTGGGGAGATCCCCTATAGTCGGAAAACCGCCAGGCCTCGGTCCCCTTACTTGGTTGAGCGTAGGCATTTGGATAGTTATCTTGCCCGGGTGAGTGATGATTGCCGGGCCGCTGCTGGGGGAGGTGCCTAATGTCCAGGTGCGAAGAAGCCCCGTTGCTGATTGATTTCTACAGCAGTGGCGAGCTAGATGCGGTCATGACCACGCTACAGATAGTTCAGGAATACGGCACCGCGGTTATTGGCGATATGGATGAGGCCGTCGAAATCGCACTCCAGCAAGCTCGCGGTTTCATGCGTGAGCGCTCTTAAAACCTCTAAATCAGAAAGGAAACAGAGAATGTCTGCTACCCCGTATAGCGCTGATCCGTACTACGACCCATATGAGGAGTTGGACCGCAGGTTTGACTACCGGGTTTTGGATGATGAAACCCGGGCGCTGCGGATCGCTGTGGGCCGACAATTTAAGAATTTCGCCAGGAATCTGGAGGCAATGCTTGATGACAGCAGGGAGAAAAACCTGGCCTTAGAGCGGCTGGAGGAGGCGATGATGTGGGCAAACGCCTCGCTGGCCCGCGGTGCTGAGGACAGCTAGGCGAATGGTTGCCCTGGCCTGGTGGGCCGCCCCAAAGGGTGTGGGGGTTCGATTCCCCCGGAGGGTGCTAGGCCCCAGCGTGGGGCGTGTTGCATAGCGAACTCGATAGTGGAAACACCTTAAGACGTCCTCCCTTGTGGGGGAGGGCTAAGTCTACCAGGGGTTTTAAATATCAGACCCCTGTCAGGCTCATGCTCCGGTGAGGTAAAACCAGACTGCTTGTTGGTTTCGTGTTTGGTCAAGATAATTGGTTGGTTTTACGCGGGTTCGACCCCCGCCATGAGCGCTACCCGCCTAACTAGCCGGGCGGGAACTGGTGCCCCGTAGTCTTCCTCAGCCACGGGGCACCCCAAAAACAGAAGTTAAGGAGTAGCCAATGACGAAGCTCAACTATTTGGAAGAGGATGCTGCCCTGATTGTGGAGAACCTGCCGGAAGGGTTCGAAGCAACAGCTGAAACGGCGCCGCTTTTCCTGATCTACGCGGTGCTGATGCGTGCTAAAGGCATCTACACGACGCTGGAGGATGTGCACGATGCGTGGGCTGCGTGGCGCAGCACCACCAACCCAAACCATAGCGATTTAGTGCCCTTCGACCAGCTTGATACACAAACCCGGGCGTTGGATCGCCCGTTCCTCCACGCGATCCATGCGGCAGCCCACATCCGAAACAACCAAACCGAAACCGAAAAGGAGTCATAATGAATCCCGTACTTGTCATCTCGATGGTAGCGATCGCTATTTCTCTCACCGCCCTGGGCGTTTCAATCAGTGCCCACATGGCCGCCCGCGACTGCCGCAGGGTGACCGTGATGTTCATGACCACGGTGATGGAGTACCTGGATGGGGATGGCCAGGTAGGGGTTTGCGTGAAAAAAATCACTGGTGCCGCTGCTGATGCTGATGGTGATAAAAAACCAAATGATCGGGTGGTAAAGCGTCTCCGAGATGACCACAACCGCTAAAACCACCAGCCGGCAACAGCGGCCGCTCACCCCTGACGGTATTCTCCTCGCCCCGTGCCATCAGGTGCTCCTCCCGTTTTGGGATGGGCGACTGTACATGGAGAAGGAAGAAATGATGCTGGCCCGCCATGAACAGGCAAAGTATCTTTGCCACCAATGCCCGCTGCTAGAAGCATGCGGCCGCTACCTGGAGCGCATGGAAGAACAACGAATGCCCGTTGACGGGGTAGTAGCAGGCCGCTATTACACGCCGAAAAAACGCCGCCGGCGTAAAAAATAGTCGCACACCTGCTAAAGGGGATCGAGTTTTTCGATACCCTTAGCAGACTCAAAACCGCAACAACTGGCGCCCCCGATAGGGGGGTGATTATTAATCACCCCCCAAGATTAAGGACTGCAAATGGACAACAAGATCACACCATTCACATTCAACGATATCGAGGTGCGGGTTATTACCCGCGGCGGTGCCCCTTGGTGGGTTGCCGCCGATGTGGCCCACGCACTGGGGTACCGTGACGCGGGCAGGATAACCCGGTACGTGCGAGACCATCAAAAGGGGTCACAAAAATTGTGTACCCTTGGCGGCTCACAAGAGCTGCAGGTCATCAACGAGGCTGGCCTATACATGGCTATCATGAAATCCCATTCCCCACATGCCGAGAAGTTTCAGGATTGGGTGACCGAAGAAGTTTTGCCGGCGATTCGGTCGCATGGTGGTTATCTCACCCCGGAGGCGACAGCCCAAGTACTGTCTGACCCGGACTTTATTATCCGCCTGGCTACGCAGTTGAAGGAGGAGCGGGCCCAGCGCCTGGAGTTGGAAACCCGGGTGGAAGAGGCTGCGCCCAAGGTGCTTTTCGCTGATGCGGTGAGCGCATCAACCACCTCGATCCTGGTGGGTGACCTGGCGAAGATCCTCAAAGGCAACTGTATTGATATTGGCGCTAACCGGCTCTTCACCTGGCTACGGGTCCATGGGTTCCTCACCTCCCGCCGTGGTGCTGATTGGAACAGCCCTACGCAGAAAGCCATGGAGATGGGCCTCTTCGAGATCAAAGAAACCGTTATTACTCACGCCGATGGGCATATCACGGTTAACAAAACGCCGAAAGTCACGGGTAAAGGCCAACAATACTTTGTTGCTCGTTTCCTTGACGGCCGGTTCGATATCAACGACACAGGCGTCACAGTGACGAAGCAAGGAGCATAAAGGAATGACCACGAACACCCCCACCTACGAATCCCGCCTAGCACTACGATCCCTCCGCAGGCACGCCGCAGGTAAAAAGACCGGCCGGGCTGGGGTACGGGCCATGGAAGCCCTCGGGTATGTCACCGAGGACGGCACTATCACCCCGGCCGGCACTCAGGCCCTACACGGTGGAAAATAGGCGGCACCTATGATAAAGCACCCGGAAATCCGTGATGCCCTCTACGAAAATGAGAAAAACAAACTCCGGCTAGAGATAAAACGCGAACGCCTCCAGGCGGCTAACCGCTGCTGCGCCCTGGAAGCCACCGGTTATCACCCACGCCAGCAGATACACATTTGCGCTAGGCGCAGTGGGCACCGCGGCGGCCACCACGACTATGACACCGGATTCCACTGGAAATGGGACAAAGAAGAAGGAACAACGAAATGACAGATCACCCCCCAATCCAGCAAATGCTCGACAGCCTGGAGTATCTCCGGGAGGAAACAACCCTCCTGGATGAGAAGGATGAAACACATCTACGGGTGGTGTCCCGCTGGATAGATCTCCTGCTAGACGATACCGACTACCAGGAGATGCGAAACCAGCCTGAACTCCTAGATAAGCCCGACGACTATGGGGCGCTGGTGGAATTCCTCCCCGACATGCCTGGAATCGGAGAAGGATCAAAATACATTATCGAGATCAGCCATCAAGGACCCGACGATATCACCATCACCATCAGTGATGATTGTAAGTACGACGCCTGCAAGATCACGCAGAAAAACCTCTACCAGCTAGCCCGAATGGCGCTAGTCATCCTCCTACAGACGGAAAACCTTAAAACCAGAGAACGGAACAAAAATGAACACCCCGGCAAATAGCCTAGCGCCGATGCTGGAGGCCATCGGTCGGCTCAAAAAATACGCCCCCGCCGAGCCCCTGGACCGCCAAGACATCAACACGATCATTGATACAATCGAGGCTCTGACCGACAGCCCAACCTACCAGCCAACAGACAGCGTAGGATACGGCAGGATCGACGACGAAGGCTACAGGGACGGGCTCTTAGTGCTACAAAATGGCGCACTACAAGGGTTCGTGATGGTTGACCACTGCGGCCCTGACCACATCATCCTGAGGACGGAAACTAAGCGAGATGCCCACCACATCACCCGGGATCAGCTCTACCGGCTAGCCGCCGGTATCCTCACAGTACTAGCACACGTCGATTACCCCGACCAAAAATAAGTAGAACAAACTTTCCAATTATTGGATTACTAGTCGGCTATCCGTCATGATTCCGCCACATTCCCGAAGCTGCTCTCGTGCCTCCAAAAGTAGCTTCGGTGGCACCCCGGCGCGCTCGGCCTCAGTAATCGCTCGGTTTAGGGCTTCGCTGGCGTTTAGGGCTTCGTTAGCGGCTGCTATGAGCTTCTCGGTGGTGTCGGTGAGTTCCGATAGTTTATCCGTGACTCCTGCCAGGCTTTCGCTAGCGCTGGGGTCAATGGTGAAAGCTTCCACTGGAATGTTTAGCACTTCGGCTAGGGCGGTGGCTTCCCAGATTCGCGGTATGCGCTCACCGGATTCGATACGTCGGAGATTGGTCATGTGCATTGTATGGCCGGCTCCTTCTAGCTGGCGACCTAGCTCTGCTAATGACCATCCGGCCCTCTTCCGGTAGTAGATGAGATTCTGACCAAAAATGCTACTTTTATCCACCCTTTAACCCTATCATGAGCACAATGTGTGTTGACATGAGGGGCGGTATTACTTAATATTTGCCCTATACATGTTTAAACACATATCGTGCTTGAAATGCTCCATAGCCCACAGAAAAAATCACAAATAGAACATTTATCGCCGTTGTTAGCAAAAGCTAGCAAGCTGCCACCGCCTAAAAGGAGACCCATTATGGCAACGAAAACCGCTACCGCCCCCAAAGATGACCGTCTGTTCATCCGTATCACTCTCGATTTCTTCGATAGCGAAAAGGTGTTTCCACTATCGCCAGCCGCCAAGCTGGCCTTCATCGAGATGATTGCTTGGTCGGCCCGCCAGCACACTGACGGGCGCATCAGGAAGCGGCTAGCGCTTGCTAGGTGGACGTCAGAAGTTGTCGAAGAGCTCTTAGACAGCGATCCTGAACGCCCGCTATTGGCCGAGGGCGACACCGATTATTTCATCCATGACTATGCGGAGCATCAGCAAACCACCGCTGATATCGAGGCGGTGCGTGAAGCCCGGCGCGCGGCTGGGCGTAAAGGTGGGCTTGCTAAAGCTGCAGCTCAAAAGGGTGTTTCTAGCAAAAAGGTAGCAAAAGCTAGCAAGCCGCTAGCAAAACCTGCCGAGAAAGAGAATAAGAAAGAGAACTATAAAAAGAAAGGGGAAAGAAAAACCCGCACCACGGTAGCGGCCCCTGTTGCGCTTTGTCCCGTGCCCGACGCCCCCTCTCCCTCTTCTCAAATCGAAATTGGGTTGGCCCCCGATGGGGTGGCGCCTGCTACCGCAGTCGGCCACCCTGCCGCATCGGAGCATCAAGAGCCGAAGCCGGTGAGTGCCCCACAGCCAGTGGTGGTTGATCCCCAGCCCGCGGTAGAGCCCGCGCCCGCCCCGGTTCTTGAGGATCCGTGGGCTGGGCTGCCCGACCTCGCCGGCCACCAGACCGCCCAGGCATCCGACACAGATCGTGCTGATAGCCGGGTGCCTGCCTGCCTTAACCCCACCAGTGAGAAAACCACGACCGCGAAGGATCAGGCTGTAGTGGCTGCCGTCCGGGCGTACCAGGTGATCGGCACGCCTGCGGAGTGGTCAAGCCCTGACGACCCGCGGTGCCGAAAACACGCCTACCTGCCGCGGGAAGAGGTGCCGCCGTGCCGTAACTGCATGCGGGCCCGGCAGTGGTTCGAGCAGCGCGCTGATGCGGAGAAACAGGCTCATCTAGCAGCTATCCACGCCTGTTCTCTGTGCGATGAGCTTGGCTACGTGGCTGTCAAGAACGCCGCAGGTGAAACGACGGGTGTGGCGCACTGTGACCACACTGGCGAGCTGCCCAAACCGAAAGCAGAAACCCAGTCCCGGCCGGTAGGGCGGGGCATGCCCGCACACCTACGCGAGAAACTAGACATCATCCTGGGGCGTAAAACTGCCCAAGAAACCGCCCCAGACGCCCCGCAGAAGCCCGAAACCCCCAACACCCACACCGATACCCAAAACCATGATCCAAACCCGGCAGAAGAGCGTTCAGGCGAGCTTGTGGCAGTGGGGGTGGCATCATGAGCCGCGACCCATTCTTCGACGCCATTCGGGAACGGCTTTTACCGGACGCCACCGACACCGAAATCGAAAGTTTGTTTGGCCAATATTTGGGTGCCCAGCCCGAGCCGGTGTTCATCGCCCACATTGCTGGTGAACCCAAACCCCAAGGGTCTAAACGCTACGTGGGTGGCGGGCGTGTCATCGAAGACAACCCCGGCACACGGGTGTGGCGGCAATCCGCACAACTCCAACTAGCCGCCTACCGCAGCCGCCAACTGAAAGCCCCCATCGACGAAGCAGTACTGGTACAAGCGGTTTTCTGCCTACCCCGCCCTAAAAGCGTCCGCAGCATGCTCCCCACATCTAAATCCTCATACGACCTCGACAAGCTATGCCGGGCGCTAGGGGACGCCCTAGAAGGGGCCGGTGTGCTCAAAAACGACTCCCGAATCACCACATGGCACGCCCGTAAACGCTACGCCGAAGCCGACAGCAACGGGCCGGCTATCACTGGCGTGTTCCTACGAATCTATAAGGAAAAACAATAATGTGTACGTTGTTAGACGAAAAAACCCGGCGCGCCCGTAAACCACACGAGTGCTATGCGTGCGGGGCAACAATCAACCCCGGTGAGGAATACTACTGGGAAAAATATGTAAACTGCGATGGCCTGTATGAACTGAAAAGCTGCTTAGTTTGCGACATGGCCTTCTCTGAAGTATGGGACTACGTGGGTGAATGGCGGTGCATATCTGACGAAGGCATCGGCTTCGAGGACTATCTCGAATGGGCGACCGATCCTGATTACGCCGATACCCCCGCCAAGCAGGCTTGGCGTCAGCGTGCCGGCTATACCAGAGCAGGGAAGCTCATTAAGTGATTCTCGATGTTACCTGTGGTGCCAGGCTCATGCGGCACAACAAACACCACCCCAGTAGCGAAAACCCCCAATATTGTTTGCCTGGACCTTGTTTTGGGCCCGTGGCAAGCATATCAGGGGATTTGCGAGTCGAACCCCAGCGGGTCTAGCTCCGTTGGGATGGGTGGGTCAAGCATATCAGGGGTTTTGGAGTTGAACCCCAGCCCAGACGACCTTAAGGAGACATCATGAGCCTATCCGATCTATACCCGCCTATGCCTGCAGAGTTAGAGCCGTACCGTGGGTTGGCTCTTGGTGCAGTGCCGATCGAGTTTAGGGGGTGTTTGGTGGGGCAGCCATGCATTGAAATATCTTCTGGCACTCCCGTTTTACTGCTAGAGAGGATTACTCCATCATGGCGGGGAGTCGCAGTATTGGACCTAACAATTGATTGCATCCGCTACGCAAAAGCAGCAGATTTAGCACTCGCTCTGGAGGAAGAACTACCAACATTCTTATCTGGCGAATCACTCTATCTGATCCAGCATTCGAGCGAATATGAGGATCTTCTGACATATGAGAACTCGGATATCAGTTCTATCTACGGGGTGCGACTGAATCTTATCCCGCAGAATGTCTGGGGCGACATGATAGGCGACTTCTGGTTTTTCGATCTCGACAGGCAGCGCAAGGTGCTCCTGATGGATTACAGAGGAGGTGGTTGCTTGGTAGAGGACCCGGATGCTGTGGCGAAATGGTGGGTGGGTGCGTGCCGGCTGATGCTCATGGTTGAACGAACCTCCGGCGAATTAATAATGATCGAAAAGATCAGCTTGGCTCTCACGGCGATTACCACCGGTATCTCCGCCCTGATGTACCTGCACACCAGGCCACCAGGCGGCAAGCACCGGAAGCGGAAACGCTACCGTCGCGGTAAGCGCCAACGGTAACCCCCGGGTGAGCTAACAGCAACTTAGCTCACCCGGGGGAGACCCCACCACCCTACCACGCGAATCCCCAGGAAGGAGGAAAGCCCATGAAAGCTCGACCCATGTATGTTGCAGCAGTTGCCACGTACATTGCAGCGGTTGCAACCACCCTGTGCAGCAAGAACGTGCCTATCGTCACGCCTGTGATGCTTACTATCACCACCGTGATACTCGGGTACATCACCTGCACTGGCCGCTGGCGCCGCTAACCAGCAACCCCACCAGCTTCGGCTAGTGGGGTCCTTTATTAATCCTCCATGAAAGGTTCCACGATGATTGATATCACCCTTGCCAAAGACATCCCGCACCGAACAACCATCACCGATAACGGAATAGAGTACTGGACCGTCACGGCTATCACCCAGCACATCGGCGTCGCTAAGGCCACCTTCGCTAGCTATGTTGCCCGTGGCCAAGCCCCACAACCCGCGTTCCAGCTAGAGCGCACTCGCCTATGGGACGCTGCCGAAATCAAACGATGGCACGTCTCACGCCCCACAAAGTAACTACACTCCCGCCCTTCGCCTCCCAGGGTGCGGTGAATGCCATTAGTGGCCAAGCCCCAGCTTTACTATTGCCTCACGCATACCAGCTGGGGAACGGGAGGAAACCATGGGCGCCACCACCGAGACAGGCCTACGAGCCACGCTACGTGGCCTACAGGGCCTCTGGACAGAACTGGAAGCCGCCAAGTACCCCACCCCCACCCGTATAACGAACCCCCAGGGGGGTAGGAAACCCGGGGCCCACCCCTGCGCACCAGGCGGGGCCGCCACCACCTTAGATATCGACCTTACCCTTAGGCTCTTCGAGGTTGCCCGAGACATCGCCAACCACATCCAACCAAGCCGTATCCTCACCTGCGACGCCCACCAACTCCTAGACTTCCTCACCTTCAATGCTGGACTCATCGCAGGCTTAGACTTCGCCCCCGACATCCACGCCGAACTCCGTCACCAAGAATCCAGGCTCCAGGAATTCCTCCGCGCCGGGCAGCCCATGGTGTGTGATGCTGGTGAGCCGTGGTTGACGTGGCGCACCATCATCCATGCTGCCCATGCTGAAGGGCATACGGTTAGCCGTGCGCTGCTACGCAAATGGGCTGAGCGTGGACACATTGACACTCGCTTAAGCACTGATCGAATCGCATGCTATCGACTCGGTGAGGTGTTGGACCGCCTGAAAAACGTGCCTTTGCCTGCTGTCACAGCAGGTGATATAATCGACGCGACGACGCAGCCTGCGGAAAAACCAGTGGAGGGTTTAGGGCTTGCGTCGCCCCGGGGCGTTTTGATGGCTCCTCACCCCGGATGACTCGTGGGGCAGGGGATTGCCGCTCCACTCCTCCTACTTTCTGACCTTCAGGGAGGGAATCCATATGGCAGCATGGCGAAACGGCGCCCCTACCCACGTGAAAACTCATATCCGCAAGAAAATCCTCACCCGCGACGGCTACACATGCCAACAATGCGGCAGCCCAGCCGCCGAAGTGGACCACATCGACAACACCCGCGGCCCCGGATACGATGCCCTTAGCAATCTCCAAGCCCTTTGTGTCCCATGCCACAAGGCCAAAACGCAGCGTGAAGCCCAGGCGGGGCGCGCCACCCGGGTAGCGAGAGTGAAGCGACCCCCCACCCCCTCATTTTGTGATATTCCCCACATTATCAAGTTTGATACCGACCGGGGGTAGGGGGGGTACCCCCCGAGGCGGCCCTCGGGCCGCGGAGGGCAAAGGGCCTGCCGGCCTGTACGGGTTCCCAAGGCCCGACCAAAGGTAAGGTTAGGGAAACCTAAGGACACGAAAGGGGGTGCCGACCGTGCCCGGACCACCCCCGAAGAGGAATGTCCGCCGCCGCAATGCCCGACCCGCCTGGGTGACGCTCCCCGCCGACGGTCGGAAGGGGCGAGCGCCCCGATGGCCACTGTCCGGCCGAGTGCAGCGTGGCTGGGCGGAACTCTGGCGTCGCCCTCAGGCAGTCATGTGGGAACGCAACCACGACGAGTTTTTAGTCGCTCGCTACCTTATCCTGCGGAACACTATTCAAGACGAGCTCGATCACAGCGTGGTCAACGCCACTGCCATGGCTGAGCTCCGCCAAATCGAAGACCGGCTAGGGCTTTCACCCATGGCCATGAAACGCCTCCAATGGGAAATCGGCGATGCCGAACAGACCAAGCCCGAAGATGATGGGGTGGTGATCGACGCCCATGACCGCTTCGCTAATCTCTGACCTCACCATGCCGCCCGGCTACTACCTCGGCGACAAAGGCGCCTGGTGCACCCTCCCATGGCCCACCACCATGGATGAAAAACTCGACCTCATCGCCCACTCCCTAGGCCCCGCAGTCATCGACTGGGCCGAATGGCGCACCGACGAGCCTGGTCTCCTCAACGACGACGGCGAACCCTGGCGATTCACACCAGGGCAAGCTCGGTTCCTCATCCTCTGGTACGCCTTCAACGCCCAGGGCCGGTTCATCTACCGGCGTGGCTGCAAACGCGGCAGCAAGGGCAGCGGCAAAGACCCCCTGGCCGCCGCAATGTGCAACATTGAGCTACTCGGCCCCTCCCAACTGCATTGGGACGGCACCCGCTACGTAGGCAAACAACACACCATGCCCCTAGTCCAGATCGCATCCAACTCCGAAGAACAATCCAAAGACGTCCTTCGGGTTGCCAACTCCCAATTTGGTGTTGAAGCCACCAACTACTACGGGCTAGACAAGGGTCGAACCGCAACCTTCGTGAAGACCTCCCCGGCGCGTATCGAAGTGCTCACCGCCTCAGAGCGGTCTTCCGAAGGTGACCCCGCCACTTTCATCGTGCTCAATGAGACCCACCACATGACCCAACGCTCCGGCGGCCACGCGGTCGCCAAGGTCGCCCGCCGAAACGTTGGCAAATCAAAGAGAAACATTCAGGCCCGAATGGTGGACTTCACCAACGCTCACCAGCGGGGTGGGGACTCCATCGGCGAAAAGACTTTTGAGGCATGGCAGAAACAACAATCCGGCAAATACCCACAACTCAAGAAAGACATCCTCTATGACTCCATTGAATTTGACCCCAAGCTAGACATCTACGACCCCAAGCAGCGCATGCTGGCGCTCCAGCAGGCCTACTCCGACGCCCCCTGGGCCGACCTCGAACGCCTCTCCGATGAGGTAGTCGACCCTGAACTCTCGGCCGGTGACGCCATCCGTTTCTACATGAACGGACTAGGCGACGCCGAAGACTCCTACGTGAGCGCCAAGGCGTGGGCGGCACTCGCCGACCCCACACGCCAGTTTGAGCCGGGGGATCAAATCGCCATGTTCCTCGACTGCTCCAAATCAGAAGACGCCACAGCCCTCATGGGCTGCCGAATCTCAGACGGGTACAACCAGACGCTGGGCGTGTGGTCAAGGCCCCGCGGCCCCCGAGGCGAAGGCTACCTCGTTGACCGCGACCAGGTGGACGCCCGGGTACGGGAAATCATGGAGATGTACAAAGTCGTTTGGTTCGGCGTCGACCCGTCACCTGCCAAAGACGACACCACCGAAGCCTCCTACTGGAGGCCCCTCATCGACGCATGGCACCGTGATTTCCGCCGAAAACTCCGCTGCTGGGCAACAAGAACCCACTCCGTCCTCTGGGACATGAGGCTTTCCGAACCCGGCGCCGCCGACCGGAACCGGCGCTTCTCCCAGGAGGTAGAGATCATCCAAGACCTTATCGACAAAGACGGCCTGGACGGCCCATTCCGGCATGATGGCGATCCGGCGCTCACAGCACATGTGAACAACACGAAAATCCGCTGGAACAAGTTTGGGTTGGCGATTGGTAAAACCAGCCGTGACAGCCACCAACTCGTCGATTTGTGCGTGGCCATGGTGGCCGCCAACGTAGGGCGTCGTGAAGCCCTGAACAGCGGTAAGGTCCGTGCTCGCCGCAAGAACGGCCCTAAGAAGCGAAGGAGAGTGATGATCGGATGACCCTCGAACTAATCCGCGACTACGAGCTCGCAGACGACGAGCGCGGCCTCATCGCTAAGTTGTCGGGGCGGCTGCAAGAACACGCCCGGAAGAATAAGGCTAAGTGGGCTTACTATGAGGGCAAAAACGCCCTCAAGGATTTGAATATCGCTTTGCCTGCGGTTGCTAGCAGTATCCGGGCGGTTGTTGGCTGGCCCGAAATCGTCGTTGACTCCCTGGCGGAGCGGCTGGAGTGGCAGGGGTGGATCTCCCCAAAGGCGGACATCAGCGAACTTGACCAGGTGTTCGCCGAAAACGACCTAGCCTCCGAGTTTGCTAAAGCCACTCTGGAATCCCTCGTCACTGGCATGGGGTTCCTCGAAGTATCCGCGGGCGGCGATGGTGAACCCACCATCATTATTGATGCTGTTACCGCAGGCGAAGCCACCTACATGTGGGACGATCGGCTTAACCGCATGGCAGCAGGCTATATCGAAAAAACCGGGGAAAACGGGGAAAAATACCAAACCCTACATTTGCCGGACCGGGTGATCTCTATCATCACCGACCCTCACGAGGCGGAACAAGAAACCATCTGCGTCAAACACGGCTGGGGCAGGTGCGGCCTGATCCGTATCCCGAACCGGTCCCGCGCTGGGAAAGACGCAGGCGCCTCGGAAATCACCACGGCCATCGAATACTACACCGACCATGGTGTGAGAACGGTGCTTGGTATGGAGTTCAACCGCGAGTATTACACCACCCCGCAGCGCTACCTGCTCAACGCTACATTCGACCAGCTAGGCCTAGATGAGGATGCGACGGAAAGCGACGTAATCAAGATGGGGTGGAAAGTGGCCATGAGTAAGGCCCTGGTGGTGCCGCCGGGTGATCCTGATGATGGGTTGCCAACCATCACTGCGGGCCAGTTCCAGGCGGCACCGCCAACCCCCTATATTGAAGAGCTCAAGATGATGGCCCAGCTGGTATCGGCACAATCGGGGGTGCCCGTGTCCTATTTGGGGTTCGCCTCCGATAACCCGCCCAGCGCCGACAGCATCCGCGCCACCGAATCCCGCCTAGTGCGGCGCACTGAGCTCCGCCAGCTGGCGTTCGGCCGCCCACTATGCCGTGACCTCGCCTACGTGTGCAAAGCCATCCTCGACGGCAGGCCGCCCGAATGGGAGTTCATCGCCTCCCTCGAAGCGAAATGGCTGGCGGCCGCCACCCCCACGCTCTCGGCAACCATGGACGCCATGACCAAAGCCGTAGCTGCTGAAATCACCCCGAAGCACTCCTCCGTGGTGTGGGGCAGGGTCGGGTTCAGCCCAACCGAGCAGGAAATCATGCGGAAAGAACTCGCCGAACAATCCGCCGCCCAACGGGCTACGGCACTTGCCGGCGGCGCCGCCACTATCGGTGACGCCACCGTACTTGACTTGGCCAGGGCAAACCGAGAACCCGAAGAAACCCCCACCGAAACAGCCTCTGTTGAAAATGCCCCGCAGGAAAACATAACCACTTCGCGGGGGGGCGGATGATCTCAAACAGCGCGCCGACGCCCTAGGCGTCATGATCCGCGCAGGTGTCGAACCCAAAGTAGCCGCCGACTTGGCCGGCCTGCCCGGAATCCAATTCACCGGGGCAACCCCCGTATCACTACGGGAGAAAACCTAAACAACACCCATGGGAGGGAGGTGCTAGCATATGGCGCGAGACCTGGATGCCGAAGCCGACTACCAGCAGGCCATGGATAACCTGCGGACCCTCGCTATACGGGATCTAGTGTCCTGGTGGAAACAAACCGAAACCTTAGGCTTTGCCGACGCCAAGCAGCTTATGGAAGAGCCCTTCCAGGCGATTATCGCAGCCTACGGGGAACAAGCCGCCTACGCCGCCGCCGATTATTTATTCCGCTCCCGCAGCCTCGACGACAACCTCCGTGGCTTGGAATATCCCGAAGTGGCCGACCCTGCGGGGTTTGAGCAAATCCTCGGCTCCTACGCCTGGGCACTAAACACCTCCCGCACCGTAACCGGCGATCTAGACCGGCAGCTAGTGCTACGGAAACTCGCCGGCATTACCAACCGCCTCGTGCAACAACCAGCCCGCGAAACCGTATACCAGGCCACCCGAAAAGCCGGCACCCGCTATGCCAGAGTGCCGGAACCCCACGCCTGTACCTTCTGCCTCCTCTTGGCCAGCCGCG